CTATTGTCGCGCTAATGGATATTTATGGATTCGTCAAAAACGTGGCGATGGTTCATACTGGTATATTCCAACTGGAGAGTCAGATTCATATCATAGAACAGAGCCTGCATGGGGTACGTTCAAATAGTACAAAGGCAACAATCATGTTGCCTTTTTTTATAAAAAGGAGTTTACATGAAATATTTAAATGAACTATTGGAATATGATGAAAAGAAAGGTATAAAACATTCAAAAGCTATTTTAAGAGCTTTTGAAAAACATAAGCGTATTCATCAACGAGCAGTGGATGGCACATATAAATATGATTCTGAAAAAGTAGAAAAGGCGATTGCCTTTGTAGAAAATGAATTTTATCTTACTACAGGTGAATTGAAGTTGATAAAATTACACCCTGTTCAGAAATGGTGGTTTGAGTTAATCTTCGGATATTATACTACTGATGGTGATATTTTGATTAACGAAATATTTTTAAACATCATTCGTGGTGCAGGAAAGTCTACGATTTTAGCAGCATTGGAAATGACGTGGGCACTTTTTGGGAATAATTATGGTGGTGAGTCTTGGATTATCGCATATGATAATAATCAGGCAGAGCATGTGTTTGGACAAGTTCGAAATCAAATATCAAGTGGAAATGGCGTTCTAAAAAAATTAGGTGATTCTAATTTATTAAAAACAACCAAAACAGGTATCGATTTTGTACCATTGAAAAACACTATACGTAAGGCGACCCATGATATTTCACGTTTACAAGGTAATAATACATCTCTTAATGCATTCGATGAAGTACATACCTATAAAGAAGACGTAGTATCAGCGGTTAATAAAGGTTCTCGTCAAAAACAAAAATCATGGAGATCTATTTATATCACGTCAGGTGGTATAACACGTGGATATTTATATGATGACATGATTAAACGTTTCACGTCAGATGATGAATATGAATCTGATAGGTCTATTGGGTTAATATATCAACTGGATTCAGCTATTGAAGTAAAAGACGAATCCAATTGGACAAAAGCAGCGCCCATGATGCTGGATGGATTACCTAGTTTGGAAAGCGTACGTGAAGAATATAATATTGCCAAAGGTGACAATGCTTTACAACTACAATTCTTAGCATATAATATGGGTGTAGCAGTTAATGACAGCGCAAAATACATTATGCCAAATGAATCTAAGCGAACTGAATACGATTTTGATGCAGTATGGACAAATGCAGATGTTGTATTAGGTGTCGATTTATCAATCACAGGTGACTTGACAGCCTTGATATTCTTAACTGAAAAAGATGGAATTACTTATGCTCATTGTGAAGCAATTGGGTCACGTAATTTCTTCAATCCATTACCTGAACATATTGTATCACGTTTAACGGGAATACCTAATTTAACATTGACGGATAATGCATTTATATCATCACATGATGTTTTACGTGTTGCAAGAGAATTTATTGACAAATATAATTGTAGTCCATTGTTTGTTGGGTATGACCCTGCTCGTTATGACAATTTAAAAGTTCTAATTGAGGAAAACTTCTTCGATGTAGATGGTGAGCGTCAATTACCAATTCGACAAGGGTTTGCAATGAGTGACTACATTAAATTGATGAAAGAAAAATTAAGTGAGCATTCACTAATTCATAATTCAGAAATATTAGAGTGGAGCTTGAATAACTTTGCAGTAAAAGTTGGATCTCGTGGGGATTATATGGCTACAAAATTAATTGATGCTGAAAAGATTGACCCTGTTGTTGCTCTTGTTGTAGCGATTGAAACCATGGTTATAAAAGGTATATAAAATCAGAATTTTTTCTGATTTTTTTTGTTGACATAAAACTGATTATTTGCTATAATTATAATATAGAATAAAATAGAAAAAAAGGACAGTTTTATGGATCATTTAATTGAAAGTATTTTAAAGTTGCAACCAATTGACATGTCCATTGTTATGGTGGTAGCCGTAATCTTGGATTTGTGGACGGCATTGACCTTATCAATCAAATCACGCTCTACTGTTTCTAAAACACTCATTAAAGGTTTTTCAGTTAACTTGTTGATTATATTCTTACCTTATCTTTTACGATTGACAACTCTATCAATCCCTGGAGCTGGTAAGAGCGATTTTGACTATGTTCAAATGGTATCAGTAGGTATAACAGTTTTATTTATTGTAACAACTGCTACATCTATCATTGCAAATTATTCAGCTTGTTTCCCTGAATCTAAGAATTTCTTAACGAAATTTGCATATAAATGGCTACCTGCTGAGATTGAAAAGAAACAAGAAAAACATGGTATTACAAAATCTGATGATGTTACAGAAAACGTATTAGAAGATGTAGTAAGAGAAGTACTCAATGCACAAAAAGAGGTTTCTGAATCACCCGTAGTTGATACTCCAAAAGAAGTTATTGATACTCCAAAAGAAGTTATCAATACACCTCAAGAAGTTACTAAACAACCCAAAGGTGGTGCTTAGATTGTGGCAATTAGTTATTTAAACGAACAACCATACGAAGGCGACAATGGTGTTCGTGGTACAGGTTTTTATGAAAGTAAGAAATGGCAAAAAGTCAGGGATGCTATTCGTAAACGTGATAAAATGACGTGTAGATCATGTGGTCAACCTATTATTGGGCGTAGTATTGTTGACCACATAGAGCGTCTAACATTGGACAACATGTATGATTGGGATATTGCGTATAACCCTGAAAATCTTCAACTATTATGTATTCAATGTCACAATAGAAAAACATTTCGTAAGACTATGACACCAAATGAAACATTGTGGTAGAAAGGAGTTTTCAACACATGGGTATTTATGACTCAATTGTGAAAATGTTCACAGGTAAGATTGATAAAAAGACACAACGTGTTGCATGGACTGATGAAACGGTCAAATACACCTCTTCATTTATTCAATCAGTAGTAGCCTTTATTGCCCGTGAGTTTTCAAAACTAGATATTGATCATCGTATTTATGAACGCCAACCTGATGGTAAATATTTAACAAGAGATAAACTCGGGTCTAATGAATACGAAGTACTCAATTATTCTCCTAATGGTTACAAAACCAATGTTGAATGGAAGCGTGAAATTGCTAAACGATTGATGCGTGGTGATAATGTATATTTGAAACCCATTTATAAAAGTGGTAATTTAATTGAATTACTTTTTACAGATGCAGTAACATATAGTGATGACCCTAATAATATTTTGTGTATCACGTCTCCAATATTTGTATCTGAAAATTCATCTATGTATGATAATATTTTAACAAACATTGGATCTCAGTTAAAACAAAATAAATTGCGTGGATTTTTAAAGATTAACACTCTTGTCAATACGAATGCTGAAGAATTTAATAGGACAGCACAAGCGTATTTGAAAAATTTACAAGAAAGTGCAACCTATAATGGCTTAGGTGTCTTGGATGCTAAAACGGAAATCAAGGAATTGCAAAAAGAATACTCAACTCTATCGCCTGACATGGTTGAATTGATAAAACGAGAAATCTTAAATGGATTTGGTTTTTCTGAGAAATTATTGACAGGTGAATATACTGAGGCTGATTATCGTCATTTCTTTGATAACGTAATGGCTCCTATCGTTAAGGAATTTGAAACAGAATTGACATACAAATTGTTAACCAATAATGCACGTATTAATACAGGAGATAAGAAATCATTTGAACGAATTTCGGTATCCGTAAATGTATTTAAATTTGCAGGTATTGACCAATTGATCAAATTAGCGTCAAGTAATACAAACGGAGCATTTATGACCGTAAATGAAATACGTAGCCTCATGGGTCATGACCCAATCGAAGGTGGCGATGTATTTAGAACAAACTTAAACTCAACAGAGGTGAAATATGGTAACGATTAACAAAGAAATCAGTCATATTCCTGATTTACCGTATACGAATGCGGTAGAATATGGTGGTAAACGTATTATTGTTATTCATAACACTGCAACACCTGAAGCAACTGCTGATAATGAGCGTGATTATTTTCACAATAACTGGTCACGGATTGAAGCATTTGTTCATGCGTTTGCAGATTGGAATAACAAAGTAGTTGAGACGGCTCAACCTGATACAGTTGCATGGGGAGCTGGTAATGTAAACCCATATGCGTTTTTACAAGTAGAACAATGTATCTCAAATGATGAAACTAAAAACATTCAATCAGCCAAAGCAGTTGCAGCGTATGTTGCAGATTACATTAAGAGTAGTGGTAAATCATTTGATGATTTCCGTATCATGAGTCACGCTGATGTTACACGTGAGTTTGGTGGTACGGATCATACTGATACTATTGAAGGTCTATCGTGGGATGATTTCATTTATGAAATCAAAAAAGAATTGGACTTGGTCACTGAATCACCTAGTGAGGGGGTCCAAGCCACTGATGGCAATCGATTTCAATGTGGATACGCCATCAAAGCACGAGCAGATGGACCCGATACAAGAAATCGACAAGTCTATTTATTCCGACAAGGAGATACAATCAAGTACGATCGTAAACTTCTATCAAACGGATATGAATGGATTTCACAACCACGCTCAGATGGAACTTTTTGGTATATTCCTATTCGTGATTTATCTGACAGTACTACTGTTTGGGGATCATTTTACTAACGATAATTAAAAAAAGAGGTATAGAAAATGGCTACATTTACTAAAGAAGAATTTAAGAATGAAGTTGCAAAACTATTTGCTACAGGTAAAGAACAAACGTCTGAATTGTATACAAAACTTTCAGAACTAATTAACAAATTGGTTGATAGTATTAACGAACAACCTACTACACCAACACCTTCACAACCGTCAACTAATGGTATTACAAACGTAGTTCTTACAGGTCAAGCAAAAGACCAACAAGGTAAGAAATGGGAAGGTATTAAGATTACTCAAACTGGTAATACTCTAAATATTGATATGGG